CAAGGTTCTTACCACCGTTACCAGTACCATCACCGTACAAGTCACCAGAAATGCGGTTCAACAAACGAGCTTCAGAAACTTGCATACGACCATCTAACAAGTCGATGATTGCTTCTTTGCTGCTGTTTTGTAACATTTCTAAGCCAGACATTGTTACTGAGTCAGCATACTGAGAAATCTTATACTGAGCAGCAGAAATTGGGCTATCTGGAGCAATGTTCAATACTTCGTAACCGCTATAAGAATTAGCGTTATTAGTATTTGGGTCGTTGTACATAATTTCTTCAAGAATCACATTACCGCCTGAGAATGGGCGTACATTGCCCTTCTGGTTCAAGCGCTGAAGAATTGCGTTGTTTTGTGTTAAGTTGTCTGCCAATTCACCGCTACGACTTTGAATAGTGGTAGCGATAATATCGGTAATCGCTGAGTTAGCAAATGCCATGATTATTATCCTTAGTTAAAAAATTGCCAAAATTGGCTAGTTAAACCCTGCGGCTCATTGCCTCGCCTAATTGCTCGGACAATAAAGACCGTCTATCCTTTTTATCTCCAGGTTCTGCCACTTTTCCGCTAGGTGTAACGGATTTAGGACTTACTGCTGCAGCCTTAGCCTTCGCTACTTGCTGTGCTTTAATTGCCGCCTGTTTAGCGTCTTTCAGGAGTCTTTCCTGTTCGAGCGACCAAACTTCGTCATTCATCCGCACGGCTTTCTTGTAGGCCGTTTCTAGGTCTTGGGCTTTCCCTAACTCAAGTAATTGAGCCATTTCTTCCCTTACCACATCAAAGTGAGGGTAATTAACCGTATCACTCTGGTACTTCTGAATCTCATTCGTTAAGCGTTGTTGTTCTTCTTGTTGAAAACGACTCTTAATGGATGAAACCTCTTGATTCACCTGATTTAACTGGTTCATCAGTTGTTGCGTGTAACCGTCTACTTGTGCTGGTGGCACAAATTGACCTTCACCATTTAATTGTAAACCATAATCTGATGCAAGTCGTTGAAACATTTGTACTTTTTGTTCATATGGCGCTTTTGTTAAAATCATGTGCGCACGACCAAGATTATTAATCCATGCGGCAGGACTAATGTTTTGGGCTTGTAGTTCAGGAACAAAAGGTGCAATAGCTTCTTCGTAGGCTCTAGCACGGTCAGCTTCAGCTTTATAAGTGCTTACGCCTTTCTTATACTCGGACTCACGCTGATTGGCATATTCTGCAAACTTAATGAAGTCTTGCTTGCTAATCTGCTCGCCAGCTTCCATTTTGTCCCAAATAGCAACATATTCTTTTTTCCATGTAGATGGGCGAGTTACAGGCTTGACTTCTTCTGCAGCCTCCTGCGCTTCATCCTTGTCTGCAGATTCAACAGCCTCAAGAACTTCGGCAGATTCTTCTCTATCTGCCTCGCTAGTTTCAGCTTCGTTGGACTTCTCGGCAGCAGCTTCTTCAGCAATAGCGTCTGTTTCAGGCTCGACAATCTCTTTCTCCTCTGGGGCTTCTAAAGTGCCTTCTTCTGCAGCTTCCATAGCCTGCATTAATAGTTCTCTACGGTCTAATTGTTCATCTGACATGGGGTTTCTCCTAAGTTATCAGGTTTATCTAAGTTTTTCGTATGCCAATTCTGCAATCTGGCGCTTTCTTGCTTCTTTAGACTTGGTACTCATGTCTATTTTTTGGTGCTGCATTGGTACATCATTTCCGAGTTCAATCATTCGGTGTTGTTTAAGGTGCGCCCTGTGGTGGCTACGGCTTTTAATCCATGAGCCATCTACTTGGCTTACATAACCTTCAATGTCAGACATCACCATTGGAGCTTCCCTGCGTGTCATTTCTTCCTTTTGCTTCCAAGCTTCTTCAGCTTCTGGCGTACCTAGGGTAAACCCCCAGAACTCAAGGTAAAACTCCTTGTCAGACTGTTGTTTTTTTGCAACATGGTTGCCTTCACTAAATCCACAATTAGGGCAAATCTTCATTACATCCTCCTTATTAAGTCTGGTACTTGGTCATATTCTTCTTGACGCAAAGCAACAACAGAGTCATACCAATTTCCGTTTTTCCAGCGCCAGCAGATATATTCTTCCTTGGGTAGCAGCACAATGGTCTTAACCCCCAATGCGCCTGCAAGGTGAGCGGTTCCTGTGTCTACAGTCACAATGCCTTTCATCGCTTTCATGTGGCGTGCTGTGACCGACCAATCTGTTTTCCAACCGTCATCAGGCAATGGGTGAAAAAAGCCGTCATGCTCTGGGGAAAGGCTATAAGCGTTATCCCCTACTAATTCGTACATTTTGTGGTCAGGAATAGACTTAATATGGAATAGGATATTGCGACTTGCGCCCCAATTCACCCCTATTTTTTGCTCAATATTAGACGGTTTAGCGTCTAAATACCCTTCAGAACCTACTATTTTCTTGGTTGTAATGGGAAATAGTGATTTTGCGTACTTATTAGCGCAAGAAATGTAGTAAGGAAGGCTCATGTTGCCAAGCCAATAGTCACATTCCACTACATCAGGACATTCTGGTTGGTTTGTAAGGACATCTACACATTCCATCTGCCCTAAAAGCCCAAGTAATGAGCCATGAGTCAGTAATACGACCTTTTTAGCGCCCATAACCTTAAAAAATGGCAAGAAACGAGCAAACATAAAAATGTCGCCAAATCCTTGCTCCATTTGCACAACAATAGACTTGTTTAAAAGGGATTCACCACGCCATACCGCAGGGTTTTTGGGCTTTTGTGTGTATGGTGTTACTTGGTTTGCAAGAATGTCAGGATGCCAACGGTATTCAAACAGTCTAAAACCAGCGTCATAGCGACCTTGGTGTAAATGCTCGTAAGCTTCTTTGTATTTTGCGTGGGGGTTTACAGGATAAGTGCTAATAGGGCCTCTTCATCGTCTAATTCTGCTTGCCGTTTAGCTTCTAGTACCGCTAACTCCTGCTCTAGGCGAAGTTTTGCGGCTCTCATTGCTACTGCGGTTTGCAGGTCTTGTTGTTGCTTCTCAAGATTAGCGATGTACCTGTCAATATTTGCTAGCTGTGACGGTGTATCAGCGCTAACTACTTGATTGGATTGTACTTTATTCTGTTGTTTTTTGGCAACTGGTTTAGGGTCAACTAAATCAGCAATGGTTTTCTTGCGATTTTCAGCGTCAGCTTTTAACGCAGCAATGCGTCTTTCTTCAGCTTTACGCTTTTTGCGGTCTAGTTCTTGGTAATGCTTCCACTCTTCTTTTGTCCAACCGTCACCACCTGTAGGGCCTGTAGGCGTAGGTGGGGTAATGACTATTTGAAATGCGTCATTTTGAAAGGCGGTTGGCTGAAAAGCGGTTTGAAACATTAGCCTACTAAAGCCTTAACTTCATCTTCAGTTAAACCTAATTTAGCTAGTTTAGCTAGTGCAGAAGTTTTTGTATCAATAGCTGCCTGGACATCAGCTTGGGCTTGTGCTTGAAGTTCAATAAGTTTAGCTTCTGCGGCAGATTTATCGTAAGCTACTTCGTTTTCATTAGCGTCATAAGCTACATTACCACGAATGGTTACGATTGCTGGATTAAGTTCATAAATAGCATCATGTAAAGTAATCATGATGCAATCTCCATAAGAATAATCTCACTAACTCCTGACATATAAACTGTGCCACCAGCATAAACAGCATATTTTGTTGAATAAGTTACTGCCGATGTGGTAGCTGGAGCATCTAAAGTAAATTTAGTTGCATAAGATGTTGTTCTGCCAGCACTTGCTGTATAAAACATATAGGGTGCAAATTTAGCTATTTCGGTACTGTTCCTATAAACACTTAGAATCCATCCTGTATTATCACTTTTATCAAAATTTGGATGATGAATAGAAACAAGTATTTTGCTTGTAGCAAACTTAGGGGTAATTGAGGCTGTTAATCCAGTATCAACTAAAGAAGTAGATGATGTAGAAACGCTTGTTGAGTATGTTCCTTGAACAACTTGCAACACTTTTCCAGCACTAGCCTGTGTAGTGGAATTGTTAAAGGTTAGACCATTAGTCCCATCAATAATCATTGTCATTATTTAGCCTCCAATGCTGCTACTTTAGTTTTAAGTTCTTCTATCATTGTTTGTTGTTCTTGGATTGCAGCAGTTAATGTAGCTACTAAAAATGATGTATCTACGCTTTGTGCTTTTATTGTGCCATCTTCATTCACTTCGTCTTTTTTACCAGTAACAGCATCAGGGCAAATTTCAGCTAATTCATGGGCAATAAAGCCTTGTCCTTCAGAGCCATCAGCTTTCCATGTATAGGTTACTGGCTTTAATACAGAAACCTTAGCTAAAGCACCTGTCATTGGTGAAACATTATCTTTTAAACGATAGTCCGATGCAGATGAATATGAAGTTGTAGAACCGTTTGTAGAAATTTCGCCTACATAATTTGAAGAAAAGAAATAAGCAAGAGTAGCAGCGCCACCACTAGCATTTTTTATGCCAATTCCATAACCGCCACTTACAAAATTAAAATAACCAGCATATTGAGAAGTTGTGGCTTGATTTACATATAACTTAGGTCCTGTGCTAGCAGCACCAACTCCTAAATTACCGCTAGTATCAATACGCATTCGTTCTGTAGCACCGCCAGTAGCAAAAGCTAAAGCATTTTGCGACCTTATGCCAAAATCTGAAGAAGATGCACCAGTGATTGTTCCAGCACCATTTCCAATATAACCCAACAAAGTAGAAGTGTTATATCTATATGTTGTATATAAATCAGTTGCGTTTGTTCCATTAAAAGCAATAACTTCACGACCTGAATTTCCACCGCCAGTTATTTCAACTTTTGCTGCTGGACTAGCTGTACCAATGCCTACATTTTGTGCTGTGTCTACAGTAATAGCAGTAGTAGGTGTAGAGCCTGTTTGAATTTCTAATTGACCGCTAGTATCAGCGGACATATTTAAAGCTGTCCCAGCAGTAGTGCCAGCTATGATTTTTGAACTCATTCTAATTCCTCATCTGTTGGTCTAGCTAGTGTAGGGTGTTCCCATTTAGCAATGTAATCGCCATCACCATCATCTTGTAATGTAATAAACCCAAAATTTCCAAAATCTTCCATAGTTAATGATGGGTATATTTTTAATAATTTTTCAAACATTATGCAGTCCTTACTAAAGAGCCTGAAAATTGGACATACCCAATACCGCTTTGTGTATTTAAAGAACCGCCACTTCCTTGCCAAACATACAATTCAACATAATCAGTAGAACCATTCATATAAATTACAGAAGAAACGCCTGAATTTCCACCAAGCAAGACATTGTTAGGGGCTATTGAACCACCACAATAAAGTGAACCATTTTTGTAAATTGCAGAACCAGATATTCCTGTTACGCTTCCTGTCATTGCAACAAAACCATTAATTTGGTAATAACCAGCAACAGTAGGTGTAAAACGATAATTTGTGGTGCTATCAAAACAATTTGCAGTATCAAACGCTTCTGTATCAAGTTGTAATTTTGTGTAAGTTGAATTTGCAATGCTTTGTGCAGAATTACGATAAGCACTAAACGCTGGCATATTACCGCTAACCATTACTGTGCCAGTAGCTGCTGGAAGTGTTGCTGTGTTTGTGCCAGCTACGGTTGGAACTGTAAGGCTAACTGTACCGCTTGTATCGCCTGAAATGACTACGCTTGACATATTTTCCCTTTATAGAACTACCCAGCGACTACCGCTAGGAACAGTTACTGTTTGACCAGAAGCTACTGTCATAGGGCCAACAGAACTTGCTGAAGAACCGCTAGGAATAGAGTAGCTTGCAGAAACAGTATTAGAGTTTACAACTAAGCCATTACTTGCGCTTACGATTGGGGCGGTTAAAGTGCTACTTGCATAAGTAAAACTAGACGACTGATTTAATGTCGTTGTGCCTTGACCAAACGGTACATAACTTGTAGTAAATGTAACTCCTGGTGCTTTGCCATTAAATGTTGACCAATCTGTGCTTGTTAAGTAGCCATTTACGCTTCCTGTGGCGGCAGCCATAGAAATAGTAGGGGTTGTACCACCGCTTGACACTACAGGTGCAGTTGCGCCTACGCTTGTTACTGGCGCAGTACCATTGGAAGCAGCAGTCAAGCGACCTTGTGCATCAACAGTTAAAGAAGCGTAAGTATAAGAACCAGCGCTAACTGCGGTGTTTGCAAGGCTAATTGTGCCTGTGGATGTAATTGGGCCACCAGTTAAACCTGTGCCAGTTGCTACAGAAGTTACAGTACCACCGCTAGATGGGGCAGTATTGGTAACAGTAAAGTTAGGGTAAGTACCAGTAACGCTAATGCCTGTACCGCTAGAAATGGCTACTGTTTGGTCTGGCGCTGTATTGGTTACAGTAACCGCACCAGTTGAGCCACTTACGCTAATTCCAGTACCAGCAACAGCAGAAGTAACGCCTGTATTGGTGATGTTTAGCGTGCCACTTGTAGTAATTGGGCTACCAGTTACAGAAATACCTGTTCCACCTGTGGCGGCTACGCTAGTAACCGTACCACCTGAAGATGGGGCTGTATTAGTTACAGTCAATACACCATTAGCAGACTTGCTTACAGAAATGCCCGTGCCTGCGGTTAAGTCGGTATTTTTCCAATAACCATTACCACCGTCATAAGTCAAAATATTGCCGTTGGCTGCTGAAGTAAGCTGGACATTGGAATCTGTCCCACCTAATACTGAGCCATGATTAAGTTCTACAGAAATAGAACCTGCGCCACCGCCAGCAGCATTAAGAATTGTTCCTATTTGAACTTTTACATTTGGCGCTACAGGCTTTGTTTTGGTAGGATTGCCAGTTATAGGGTTGTACCAAATAGTGTCGCCATCAGCCCATGTTTCGCCATAAGCCGTGCCATTGGTTGTAACACCATGAACCACGCCAAAAGTGGTAATACGACCAAATCCATTTAACGCAATGTTTTCAGTAGCAACACCAAGAATTAAATTGCCATCAGTAATGCCAGCAATTGTGGGGGCAAAAGTAACTACGCCACTTGCGCCTACTGTGCCTGTTTGATAAATAATTTGTAATGGACTATCCGTAATAGCGGTAGAGGCTTTACCGTAATAAAACAGTTCCTCGCCCACTTGCTGGGTGATATTGCCGCCACCCATACCCAAGTTCCATGAGCCTGTAGTGCCGTCATACCATTGTTTGCCTGCGGCTACGGTTACTGCAGAGCCATTATTAAACTGAATATATGGGTTTGCGCCATCAATTACTGGAGCAGATAATGTAGGTGCTGTACCAAATACCAATGAACCAGAACCTGTTTCATCTGTCATTGCTGCGGCTAAATTGGCAGAAGATGGGGTTGCAGCCCATGTTCCTACGGCTGCTGTGCTAAATGAAATAGTGCGGTTAGCAGATAAATCACCACCACCTGTAAGCCCTGTGCCTGTGCTAATTGTGCGGCTTGTTGGGACTGTGCCAGCAATATCAGGTTGAGTTAAAACAACTGTTCCTGTATATCCATTAACGCTTGTGACCGCATCTGTGTTGTCAATCTTTTCCCATACAGAACCGTTATATACAGCCCAGTCGCCAATTTGCCAATCAGTTACACCGTTAAGGTTGGTTGTACCTGCAACGCTAACAACATAGTAATAACCCTTAGTTCCAGTTGAGCTAGTTAATGTTGGTGTATTTGTTGTTGCGTTCCAAGTACCCTGATAGTTTAAATCACCCATCTGTGGAATTTGGGAAGTTGGCACTTTGCCGCCAGCATCCAAAGTCGCAACGCCTAATGGTTGGGCTTTTTCGGTAGTAGGTATATACCCTGATACTGTTACACCGCTAATTGTGCCGCCAGTAATAGCTACGGCATTAGCGTTTTGCTCTGCCATTGTGCCAAGACCATTAATCACATGGTCATCATTCCAATCCGATGGGCGAATTAGGGATGTGTCATCTCCGTCAGGTATCGTTGAAACCTTACTATGTGTGACATTAATTGCCATTATTTATGCCTCGCAAAAGAACCATGATATTTATCTCTAGCTTCAATGGCTACAAGCTGTGCAAGCTCTAAATCATCAAATCTATCTCTATACATAGTTTGTTTATTTTTAGTGATAACTACAGTCCATTTGTTTCTGCCTGAATCCCAGCTAACACCTTTTACACCACTTTTGCTAGTTTTTCTTAATCCAGTATTACAAATTTGCTCTGACCTTGTTGCTGGTCTTAAATTTTCAATATTGTTGTTTAAAGGATTTCCGTCAATATGGTCTACTTCATTAGGCATATAACCATGAAACATAAGAAATACAAGACGATGTGTTTTGTAATGTCTTTTGCAGATGGTAATTTGCCTACGGTCACCGTCAAATGTACCAGCTTCTGTGCCAATTAAATCATTTCGTTTATATGGCATTACTTTCCAATACAGATGACCGTTTTTGTAGTCAAAATGCTTTATAAGAAATTTTTGTGTAATCATTACTGTACGCCAATTATCTTTCCGTCAGCGCCTCGAACTACTGTCTTAGGGCGGTTATGTTGAGCGTTAATTGTATCAACTAAAGCGCTAATTGCTTGTGCCATTTGAGCGTTTCCTTGACCAATAGCGTTAGCAATCGGTTGCATTGGATGTTCCATAGCATGAGCCAAAGATTCTTCAGTCATATACGCTTGTGCGCCATCAGATTCGTCAGCGCCAATGCGAGCAACCTCAATCTTTGCGCCATTGTTGATGTGAGCCAATAGAACTTGGGTATTGCGCTCAGTCATAGACTTCATTTGCGCTACTTTCATCTCCATCTCTCTATCCATCATATTGCGCTGCTCTTCAAGCTGGAATTTGAGTTGATTTTCTTGCGCTTGGTACTCTTGTTTAGCCTTTTCAAGCTGCATTTGGTTTTGCATCTTAGCTTGCTCAAGTTGAGCCTGCATTTGCATCTTTTGCATCTCAATTTGTGACTGCATTTGCATCTTTTGCATCTCTGGAGTAGGTGGTTTAGGCTGACCTTCAGCTTGTTTAGCCATTTGACGGAATTTATCAGCAGTTTCGTCAATAATGCCTTCAAGTTGCTTGCCAGCTTTGAACGCAGTAACGCCAAATTTCAACATTTCGATGAGCATTGGGGTTAATTCTGGGTTTGCAGTAGAAGCAGGAATTGCTTGAGTCATAAATCCACCAACAGCTTGCAAGAATGCCATTCTATCGGCTTTTTCTTGCTGCTCATCTTGGTAAATCATTGAGTCAGAAGTGACTTCAATGCGGAAATTCTTAGCTGCTTCGTTACGCAACAGGGCAATAGCTTGTGGAATCAACGCTTGGTCTTGCGGTGATAGCTGCATTGCACCAGAAATCTGGATTAGCGTGTCATCTGTAAAATGATTGCAGATAATCTGGGCTTTAATAGACAACAAGCTAGTAGCAAAGTCCACTACTGCGTGTTGCATAGTCTTTAAACGACCAGAAGCGTTGTTACTCTTAATGATTTGTGCGCCAAGAGTTTCATTAGGGTCGGTTTGACCACGCTGAATGTCGGCAATACCCATCAATTCGTAGATTTGACCCTTAACTTGCTCCATTGCTTGGTAGCACTGGGCTAAAGCGGCAGCAAATGGGGCAATATCAACCAGGTCAATAGCACCTTTCATGCCTTGCTTTTCAGCAAAAGCCATCCAGTTATGTACTGGAATTAAGGTATTGTTTTCGCCTTCAGAAAATAAACGCTGCAATTCGCTGTTTGATGCGTCATAAACACCACGCACCTTCAATGCGTTAATTAAGCCATCAATTCTGTCACACAGAACATCTAATTCTCTTGCTTGGTCTTGGTAGATAACAAAGTCAGGAATCGGCTCAAGGCTGTCAGTTGTGAGTGTGCTATAGAGAGGCTTAGGGCAAGGCCAGAAGTTCTCAAGACCCAAAGGGTCATCTCGTTCATCCAGTATCTTTCCGAGGGACTTAGAAATCCACAATACTTTGCCTGTTTCTTTGTCCCAGATTTCATAGATTAATGCCTCATATACACCGTCATCAGATTTATAAGATTGCTTTAAATCGTCAGGCTTGGTATCAAGAGGTATCTTGTAGCCTAATTCTTCGCCAAAACGCTCTACCAATGCTGGGCGGCTCATGTAAACCTTGCGCCATACAGCAGTTACTTCTTCCCATGTGCGAGCAATGGTGTGACCAAAGTCTTTCCAATGCACATAGTCTACAGGGGCGCACTCATACTCAATGCGTTCCTGATTCTCGTTTTCCATGCCGCCTTCAGTTTCAGCTTCGTCAGCATCTTCTGTAACGCTAAAGCCATCTTCTGGAGCGCCATCGGCTTCATCAGCAGCTTCACCTACAATATGTGGCTCATAACGAACCCAAGAAACGCCACGACCACCCAATAGACGGTCTAGCACTGCGTTATTCATTGCGGACTTGTAATCGCCATAATGCTCTAATTCGAACTCTAAGGCTCGCTCAAGCATCATTGAGGCTACACGCCCTATGGGGTCATTGTCCCTAAACCTACGGCTAACATCAGGTCTAGGCAATCTTGCAAAGATAGCTGGCTGAATAGTCTGTACATTGCTCCAGAGGATGTTGAAGCGTGCATTAGGGTTTCTGTCGTAGCGGCTATCATCTTTATATTTCTTTACAATGCGGTCTGCCCTGGCTTCCCAACGCTTATATGAGCGCTCATAGCCCATAATCGTTTTATAAAGCGACTCGTATGAATGACTGTTTTCTTCTTTTTGCATCAAATTCTCCCTGTTGAAGGCTTGGGTGTATGTTTCCACAAGTCATTCAACGACACATCGGTTTGCCCTACAAACACCCCTCTAATCGAGTCATCTTTCGAGGGCAACTTAGCTTCTTCTTTCCAAGCAATAGCTAACATCCTAAATGCGTCAGCACCATGAGAAGTCCAATCATGTCTAGGTTTATCCCTAAACACCTTCTTGTCCTCATCGTATTCACGCTGATATTGCCGTAAACATTCAATGCCATCTTCGCACTTATGGTCAAACCAAGACCGCATTAACGCTAGCCTTGTTGCTTGAATTCCATCTTGAAGTGACAAACTTGGCACAATTTTCAGATATTTTAACGGAATTTTGTCAGAAAGTTGCTCAATTATGGACTTATTTGATGCAAGTGTCTTTGCTCGAGCATCGTGAGGCAAATAATGAGTGCCATAGTTATAGCCTCTTTCCCTCTCTCTAGTCTGAATAATTCCTGCATAAAACGCTACTGGCTGACCATTGGATGAATGGTAGTCAAGCATACGAATCTCGCCATGCACCACTTGAAACCACCAAATAGCGGTGTCATCTGAATAACCCAAGTCCCATGCTGTATGCACAGGAAACATAGGGTCATATTCAACTGTAGTCACACGCCCAGCATCGGTAAGCTGACGCATCTCTTTACCGTAGTAAGCGCCAAGGATTGCAGATTCAAAGTCACACTCAAACTCTTGCAGGTATTGGTCTTGAGTCATTGACCTTGCAGCATCTTCTAATTCTTCTTTGGCGAGCAGCCCAGTTTGGCTAGCCCTTAGGGTTTTGGCATACCAAGTCTTTGACTTAACGGCATTGTTATAGATGTCCCAGAAGGCGTTGTGGCCTTTAGGTGTTCCAATGAAAACGGCCCAACCGAGTCTATCTGCCAACAAAGGCCGAATAATCTCGCCCCAAATACGAGGGCGCATATCTGCGTACTCATCTAGGACAATCCCATCAAGGTATAAACCTCGTAAAGAGTCAGCATTATCAGCACCAAACAACCTAATCCTTGCGCCATTTATTAGTTCCACCCATAGTTCTGATTGATTAGCTTTAGCCATTACAGGCTTACTAAAGCGTAACAGGTAGTCCCAAGCGATATTCTTGGCTTGGCTGTAGTATGGTGCAACATAAGCGTAACGACCATCTTCTTTGCCCTCTATTAGGGCTTTATAGATTAATTCGTTAATGCAGCTAACTGTCTTGCCACATCTACGGTGAGCAACAATAACAGCCCAGCGTTGCTTTCTTTCGTGGAAATCTAGGAATACATCACGAGGTTGGTAGTCTAGCTCTACCTCTTGGACTATTTCTTCCAAGACACCACCATGCGTACAGGCTTATCTTCATTACCATCTAAAGTTGTATTTGATAGGTCTGGCGCTACCTTTTTAAGTAGTATTTCAGCAGCTTTAAGCTGAGTAGGCTTCATGTCTATTTCATCATTAATGTGCTTTGCAAGCCTGTCAATGATGGCGGCAATTTGAATCTTATCTCTCCAAGCCTGAGTAAGTTCTAATTTCTTTCTAGCAGCCATATTGCACCCCATAAGCGTTTAATTCGGTTTTAAGGGCATTTTCTAATTTAGATGACTTTTGTATGTCTTTTAAAAATTTAGGAAATAGGCTGTTATACAAAGATTCAGCGCAAACTTTAATTAATTTGCCATGAGTGCAATTAGGAGTTGATATAGTTGATTTCAACAAACCACCATTGCTATGCTTGTACCAATAGGCAAACTCACCCATTCTTGACATAACAGCGTCAAATACTTGTTTATGGTAATACTGAGCAAAAGGCACACCTTTTCTTGCGGGGAAAGTATTAGTCAAATTAGGGGTGTTATTAATCCAATCAGACTCTACTTGATAAGCAAATGCTTCATCACAACAATAGGCAACAATGCTACGCTTGACTTCTAAATTATCAAGCCATATCTCTTTGATTCTATTGGTTTTTTTTGAGCATACTCCTCTACGAGTTTCTTTTTCGTGGGCTTTTATGCGTTTGCCTGTACCTTTTCCAATGTAAAACACCTCGTCATTGCGAGGGTCTATTAATTGGTATATGTACCATTTATACTCTTTTTTATCCATACATTCTCAAGTAATTGATTTGTAAGGGTTTATTGTAACTGCTTTTTTAATTCTTCGTGAAGATGTTTTTCTAATGACTTAGGAGCTATAAGCCCCCATATAGCTATCATTAATCCACTCATAAACCAATCAAATCTATCCATTTTTTTGATAGTTTTTTATCCAACCAGAGCGCTTTATTAAATCTAAACCAATCCAATGTATATTATCTTGTAAAGCATCAAGTTCTGTACATTTTTCCATAAATTTAGTGTAATTCCATTCAGCCTCTATTTGTGATTCATCTAGCTTTTTTTGTAAATCTCGTATTGTTTCAATGATGGAATCCATTGTTACATCACCAACCACTAAACCACCAACTACTTTATGAGCCTCTAAAAAGTCAGCTAATTCGTTTGCTTTCATACATTCCCCTTGTAAAACTTTACTTTAATACTTTTTCTACCTCTTGGGCAATTTTTTCTTTGCGTGTTGTTTCTTTACCAAGTTTTTTTGGTTCAAATATTTGGTAATGCGTAGCTTCATCAGCGCCATAACCAGGGTATTTAACTCCATGATAGCCTTGGCTTATTAATTGGTCTACAAAGTATTTATCAATATCTTCTGGTGTTGCTAACTTTAACTTTTCTTCGTCTAGCAAACGCTTAACTACAGCGCCTTTACCTGTGGCGGCAACCTCACCAATTTCAGGGTTTGTAGTAAACCAAATAGTGCCATCTGCTGATTTATTAATATTAAATCCACGCTTTGCAATATTTGCAGCAGCTTCAGGAGTTGTCCCATGATAAATAGCCGTTGTACCCATAACTCCAGGCATTAACTGGGTTAATTCAGCTATTGCTTCTGGGCGGTAATTAGGGTTTGGTTGCCCTGTAGCAAAATCAGTCTTATTCCAGCTACCAATAGCGCTGTCTAATGCGGCTTGGTTTGTGGCTAATTGCTGTGGCAAAGTCTTAATATGCTCAGACAATGCACGAGTCATAGGCGAATCTGTAGCAGGTGCGGCTAATGTCCCATCTTGGGCATAGCCAGTTTGGCGCAATACATCAGCTAGCGTAGCCATATTTAAGCAATATCAGGGTCGTGAATCTTATTCATTGCAGCGTGTAATGCTTCTTTACGCTTCATACGCTTTTGTTCTTGATTGTTTAGTGTGTTCTTGTAACCTTTTGGCGGCAACATAGAATAGTCTAACTTTTGTGGCTCTTTGCCACTTTTTGCTTTTGCGTTGGAGTCTTGGCGGTCGTATTTCATGCGTTCTCCGCTACATATTTAGCGTATTGCTCTTCAAGTTTTGCTTTTCGCTTGCCTTTTGCGTGACTTCGCTCTTCACTTAATGCAATAGCAATGCTTTGGGCTTTACTTTTTCCAGCCTTGCGTTCTGTGGTGTAATTTTTACCGACTGATTGGGCTGACCCAGACTTATCCATTGGCATATTGAGTCCTATTTTAAAAAGCGTAGTTTGTAAAGGGTTGAGTCAATGAGTTGTGCAATCTCATCAATAATATTCTGTAATTGGGTTTCTTGCGGCAAATCTTTGCGTGCCTCTTCCACAAATTTATTCAATGATTCCAAGTACTTAAGCGCATCTTTTGGCTGATGGTACACACTTGGGAATGTTTTTAGTTGCTCATAGCAACCCATATAGGCTTCAACTAAATCGTCTATTAAATCAACGATTCCGTCATAGTAACCGCCTAATGCCTTGTGCTGGGCGTAGGAATTAGTTGACCAATGAAAGAAATGGGTATTAGTTGCACTATGCAACAAGGTTGCGGCAAATAAAGCCATGTTTTCATTCATATTAATTCTCCATTTCGTACAATTTTAGCACTTCTAAAGACTCTTGCACAGAATTTACTCGGTGTAATGGGCCACCTGTCCAGTTAGCAAAAAGCGTTATTTGTTGTGGGGTCAATTTCTTATCAGCCCCATCTTTTACTTCTATTAAAATAGTTTGGTCTGCATAGCACACCATTAAATCAGGGATTCCTCCACCGACTGTATGCAAAAGAAACACCGTAGCGCCATAATCTCGTAGCGCTTTTACAACATCCTTTTGATTTTTATCAACTTTTTTAATATAAGACATAATTTTATGTTAGTGTTTAGCAACTTACAGTATAAGGGGAATTAAATGTCAAATTATTATTTAACGGATGAAGAATTCATTAAAGAATGGCAGCGCATAGGTTCACCGCTTACATTTGCCAAAGTCCATGCAATGGCAGAAAGAGCCGTATATAACCGCAGACGCTCTATTGAAGCAAGACATGGCATCAAATTACCCACATCTATTGACAGGCGTGTCAGCGAATACAAAAAAACAGAGCAAACAGTAGGTAATACTCGTAGAGGTATGGACATTGAAAAGGGTCGTGTCATTGTGTTTTCTGACGCACACTTTTGGCCTGACCATACTACAACCGCATTTAAAGCCCTTATAGAAATGATTAAAGAGTTTAAGCCTACAGCTATAGTCTGTAATGGTGATGCTCTTGATGGCGCTTCTATTAGTCGTTTTCCTAGGGCTGATTGGGAAAGAATACCAACCGTTAAAGAAGAATTAGAAGCGGTGCAATATTACCTTGGTGAAATTGAAGCTGTTGCTAGAGGCGCTAAATTGTTTTGGCCTTTGGGAAACCATGACGCTAGACTCGAAATGCGTATTATTGAAAACCTACCAGCGTTTGAGGGTGTCAAAGGCACCACTCTTAAAGAGTATTTCCCTATGTGGAAGCCATGTTGGTCATTTTGGGTAAATGAAGATACTTGCATTAAACATCGCTGGAAGGGTGGTTTTAATGCTGGCAGGGCTAATGCGCTAAATTCTGGCGTCAATATGATTACAGGTCACACACATCACTTAAGTGTTATGCCTGTAAACGACTATAACGGTGTGCGCTGGGGTGTTCAAACAGGCACATTATGCGACCCTAACGGTCAGCAATTTGCATACACAGAAGATACCCCTAAAGATTGGAACGCAGGCTTTGTTATGCTTTCATTTGAGCGCAGCAAACTACTTCAACCTGAAATGATTAGGGTTTGGGGCGAGGATGAAGTGGAATTTAGAGGCAAGATACACAGCGTATGAAGCTAACACCAGCTATTCTTAAGAATCTATACAGTGCTATTTACTGTATGAAGCCTTTTGATAGGTGGGCTATGCCATTGCCAGAGCAAATTAACTTTGTGGTGGATAAAGACCCACAAGTAATGGGTACTTATTTATACGATGATGGCGAAAAGTGGGAACACACTATTACTATTTCTTCTGCTCGGTGCGGTCATCTTGATACTGTAATTCGTGTTTTGTGCCACGAATGTATCCACATGAGCCGTCACAAGACGAGCAAGTGGACTCACCACGATAAGGAGTTTCGTAATAGAGCGCACCGTATCTCGTCTGAATTGGGATTCGACCCCCTCGAATTGTAGTTAAAACTGTAGGGTTATCCATACAGCTATTATAGGCAGTAATATAACTAGCACACCAAACGCAAGCAGTATGTCATTCACTCATTTCCCTTTCCAAGTTTCTGATTGACTCGTTCCAACAACTCCTCCTCGGTAATGCCCCATTTATTTGCAAAACCCTTGTGACCCAATCCGTGAACGCCACTATTTCCCCTATGGTGTTCTGGGCATAATGGGATGACAGGGGATGCAGACCGTTTACCTCCAAACCTGCGGATATGATGGAGTTCTGACGGAGTGCCTTCAAACCCAAGCTTGGTGGAACAGAGAATACATCCGAGTTCGGCAATCTTGTTAAGAGCGTTCTTTTCATCTTTATTAACCATTATTTGCAAAATTTCCATGATATTTATAGCGCATTGCGTCAGCTACAAATTTAGCATAATCAATATCGTTATACATGCCAAAAAATTTTTGTTTTCCATTAACTCTAATTAAAACTTTCCATTGATTTGTTGATTTGTGCAAATATACATTTTTATAACCAGATGTATTATTTTTGTTAATTTTTCGGTTGTATTGATTTTCTGTTGCGTTTGCTTCACGCAAATTTTCAATACAGTTATTTAATGGGTTTCCGTCTATATGGTCTATCATTTTAGGCAAATAACCATAATGGTAAAAATAAATAATGTGATGATATAAATATCTTTTTGATAAAACCATTACCCTTTTATAGCCAAATTTATTAAAACAACAACCAACTTGAGCGTTTATTTTGCAACGATTATTTCTTTTTATTTTGTTATACAAATTTCCATCTTTGTACTCAAAAATTTTATGCAAATATTTTTGGGATATAATTTGGTCAGCCATGCAATACCTCTATATTGTGGTGGTTAGAAGCCCCTATGTAGCGGAAACTACTAGGGGTTTTCGTTATTTTACACCATCCGCAAACGAATACCATAACTTGTAAAATTCCTTAAATGACCCAAATCCTATGCCAGCTTTAAATGGCTTTCCATCTGCGGTGTATTGCCAATACTCTTGAATGTTTGTGCCATTGTCAGTATCGCCTATGATAACAACCACAATAAACTTAGGTGTAGCAGCCAACGCTTGCAACATACGCTTTTGGCCTTCACTCATCTTTTCACCTGGGCGCTTCCACTCAAGAATTAAAAAGTAACCGTTGCGCTCTGCTATGCCATCTACATTGCTTGGTAAAAATGCTGGATTTGACTCAATTACACCTTTAAAATCTCCATAGTCGGTGTGCGTGGCAAACATATTGCGCATTAACTTAGCCATTGGTTTTTTAAAGCCCTAATGCTTGCAATCTCTAACTGTATGGTTTCATCAGCTAACTCATGGGCTAACTTAGTAGCTCTTTCAAAGTTACCTTTAAGGGTAGCTACATGGTAGGCTTTAAGTAGCTTTTGAATGTTTAAGTATGGTTCGCAATAGTCTTTCATCGTGTCATCTTTTCTATGTTTCTGTTACTTGCTTCTTGACTTCGCCATGCTTCAAAACGCATCTTTGCAGCCTCCAATTTCCACCTAAGCGACTCAACTTGTTCTGTAGCTGTGCCAATCGCCTTGCATAAATCTTGGTACTCTTGCGAGCGATAAGCTTCTCGTTCTTGAGCGCCCAAACTCTGTTCGTCTGTTTGCGCCATTTTAATCGCCTTAAGAGAACTTTTAAAAGTTTCAAGTTCCGCAAGTTGCCCTTTAGCTTTGGCATATAAAGGCGCTGTCTTAAAGATAAAATCAATCGCATCGTTTGGGTCGTAATCTTTCATTTGAGGGCCAACCATAAACCAATTTGAGCAAAGGCATAGCCACCCCAAATCATAGCGTTAGATGTAGCGCCTTTTTTTAATTGTGCAAGGCAGACTATTAAATACCCAAGCCCTGTAGCACCTACTATTATTTTTTCCAGCATCCTTTTTCTCCCCTATTTCCTTTAGCGTATTGGTCTACAAAATCATTAAATAAGTGGTGTATTTTTGGTGAATCACTTACATATTTTCTAAACCAAGCCAACCCTTTTTTATGCCGTAAGTGGCATAGAAACCTTACACCACACTCATGCCTAGCTTGTTCATACATTTGCGTTTAAGACTGTCATAAGAATCGTAACCAGTACCCAAGACACCAAGTTCTCTAGCTTTGGCTTCAATGCCTTCATTGCTAAACATCCATCGTTTGTCAATTTTTTCTTTCTTGGGTTCAATTACTAATTCATCCTCATAGCGCTCACCATTAAGCCAAGTGCTTGCATGGGGTATGTATTCTAATTCGGTTTCTTTTGCTTTCCAGTATTTGCAATGTGTGTCAATAGCTTTTGCAGCCATAAGCTGTTGCTCTGCGGATAATTTAGCCCAGGCTTTTCTTGCAGCTGCTTTAGCAATTTTTCGTGGATATAAAGACCAGAATTCATCAAACATTCCTTTCTCCTACTGCATTACTCTTGGGCTTGGTGGTGTTGGTGGGCTAGGTGGTACTGTGTAGCCTGTGTTACCAACAACGCTTTGTGTGTAACCATTTGGTGTCGTGATAACGACTTGGTTAGGATAAATTGTAGCAGTTTGAGTTGTGTAACCTTGTGGGTTTACAAATTGCGCTGTGTTGCCTTGAATTTGTACTGTGCCAACATTGTAGCCACGACTGTCAGTCATTGGATAAGTTTGTGCTTTTGCTGGAACTCCGTATGCAAACATACCGCCTAACAATGCACCTAATAAACAACTACCGATAAAGTCTTTCATTTAATTCCCCTTAAATGTTTACTCGTTATTGAGTATTTATAGTTTGCCCCATAGTCTTTTATCAGTCTATAAGTATTTAACCTTAGTTGTATAAATACCACTCCCAAAAGGTTTAAGCACACCTAGCCTACCTAAATGTGCCTTCAGAGTTCTCCCAGTAAGGAATCGCCCACCCAACAGTCTTACGAGGCACAGGCACTATCTTCGCCACCTGTATTGCGCTATTTCAGCCTCTTACCCTTCTGGTAACGCTACAACCTTATGACGCCACGATGTCGTTAGAGCCGCCATCATAAGGGGTACTGATTCTACTACAAGTATTTGCTCATGTGGAATTCCCCATGAAAACCAAAGGTTTGCAGGTTAGTTATTTCTCTTTCATAAGAAAACTGCCTTGCTAGCATCTCTGGCGCAAATTTAATGCCATTACTAACCAAGTAATCTCGGTTGAGGTGACATATTAGGTCATCTTCGTTTTTGTCGCTGTAAACGAACTGCGGAGTGTTGGTTAATTCCAACAACTTTTTACTGCGTAGCGAAAAACCACCATTGCCAACCTTTAATCCTTCAGGATGCCAAGGCCATACTGCGCCAATATAGTCATAATCTAAAAATTGAGGCTGCCAAGCGTTTGCGTCAATTACCCAGCCATCCCATTGCACAATCAAAACAAAGTCCGTATGGATGTATTTATGCAGTTCTTGAAGAATAAATTTGCTATACGCTTGACGACTGTTAATGCTCATGTGGTCAATAAACAATTCACCACCAAATTGGATGTGTCGTTTACTGCGTTCTATGGCTTTTTTGGCTTTGTCAGGCTGCACCGAGTCTATGGCGCAGATGGTTACATTACTCAGAATCATCTTGTTCGCCAAAAGCGTTGTTTTTTAGCAACTCAGGCCAAAGTAACCAAAAATTTGTAGGAAACAAGTCTTTACGACTAACAAGACCATTGCTTTCTTTTTCAATTCTTGCGCCCAATAACATATATTTGTCGGCTGGAATTCCACGAACACGCCATTGCGACACCGCTGCTGGAGCTACATCGCACATTTTGGCAACTTTTCCAGTGCCGCCTAAAAGGTCAATGATTGCTGTATCTGTTAGTTTTAATTTCATAATGAAGCCATATTAACATAGGAAAGTGCGTAAATACAACGCTTTGAAAACTATTTTCACAAAGTAATTCACATGTGTTAAAGTCTGTATATAGCAATTTCGCTATGTATTTAAGGGGAACTTAAATGTCTGAATTACACCAAGTAATGCTGGAAATGGAAGAGCGTTTAGAAGAAGCACTCCAAAACATGGAATACGGCACAGACCTATCACAAGACGATGTAGATGTTATTCGTGCTGCTTGTGGCAAACCAAACAACAAACGGAATGTATTGCTTCAATCTGTATTTGAGGACTTTGGCACTATTTTTGGAGGTGCAAAGTGATTAATCAATCAGAAAGCATTGCTAACCTTGCAGCGGCTTTATCTGTAGTGCAAGGCAAAATGTCTTATGCAGTTAAAGATTCTGCAAACCCATTTTTTAAATCTAGGTACGCTGACCTTGAGTCAGTATGGGATGCCTGCCGTAGCTTGCTAGCTGATAATGGTTTAGCGGTTATGCAGTTTCCTGGTCTTTATACAGACCATGACAAGTCTATGTCTTTGACTACTATTATTAGCCACAAATCAGGCGAGTTTATTAGCCAAGAAATGTCTGTACCAGTTACTAAAGCTGATGCACAAGGCGCAGGCTCAGCTATCACATATATGCGTAGATACGCATTAGCAGCAGTAGTAGGAGTAGTGCAAGCGGATGATGACGGTAATGCCGCCAGCAATCCACAATCTAAACCAGCAGTTGTAAAACCTAAAGAAATTTAAGGGGAAATGAAATGGCTTATACACCAAAAGAAGGTAGTGGCTCGTTATTTAAAAATGACCGCAAAACAACGGAAACTCATCCTGACTATACAGGCTCAATTATGGTTAATGGAAAAGAGCATTGGTTTAGCGCTTGGGTTAAAGAAGGCAAAAAAGGCAAGTTTTTTAGCGTTTCTATTGGCAAAGAAAAGCAACCAGTAGGCTTTACACCTCGTGGCGCAGATGAATTGCCACGCAACACGATTGAAGATGACGCAGTTCCATTTTAAGGAGTGATTATGCTAAGTCATATCAAAGATGTTATTGGCGACAAAGCCAGAGTTTCTACAGAGCCTTTTGGCGTTGATGAAGAAAGACAGCTAATAGCATTTGAGGTTAATGACTTAGCTGCTGTCATCCGTGATGTCATACAAGTATGCAGCGATTGTTGTGTTTCAGAAGTTGATAGAAATGCAATTTTGGAACTTTTAAAATGATTACAAAAGAACTTTTACATTCAATTTTTTTATACAAAGATGGCAACCTATATAGAAACAAAACAGGTAAATTAGCTTCTGTAAAAAGAAAAGATGGATATAAAAGAACTTGCGTAAATGGAAAAAGATATTTAAGTCATAGAATTATTTTTATGATGTTTTATGGATATATGCCTAAATATCTTGACCACATTGACGGAAATCCAAGCAACAATAATATTGAAAATTTGCGTGAGGCTACACCATCTCAAAATCAATGGAATAAACCTTATACAAAAATGTCAAATGTTGTTTGGCATACACAAAGAAAAAAATGGCAAGTTAAATTTAAAATTAACAATAAACAAATTTCTTTTGGTCTTTATAAAGATGTAGAAGAAGCAATACTTTTAGCAAACAAAGTTAGAAAAAGTTTGCGTGGCGAATTTTTAAGGGGAATTAAATGTCACAACATTGGTATGACGCAAAAACTGGCGAACCAAGATATACGATTGTAGGCTCAAATGGGAAAATTAGAAACACCACTTTGCGTGACGCAAAAGCAGCACCTGGCACTCTTGTCCCATCCGTTTCTACAATTAACAGTCAGCTATCTAAATCTGGACTTGACACATGGAAACAAACACAAGTCTTGTACGCAGCCGTTGAATACCCACGCTACGAAGATGAAGAAGAAAAAGACTGGATTTACAGAATATTAGAATTAGCCAAGCGTAAAAGCCGTGAGGCCGCTGACCGAGGCACTATCATCCACGATTGGATTGAAAGCTTCTACAACCAAGAATTTGTGCCAGAGATGCCTGACTATGTCCGTAAGGTAGATGACGCTGTAACGGCTCATTTTGGCAGCCAGCTATGGATTCCTGAACAGTCATTAGTAAATGCTCAAGAAGGTTATGGCGGTAAGTGCGATTTATATTGCAAGCCAACTCATAATTTCGGTGGGGTCGTAATTGACTTTAAAACTACGGAGAAATCCCCTGGTGATTTAACACCCTACCTAGAGCATACACTACAGTTAGCAGCGTATAGAGAGGTTTTAGCCCCTTCTGCACGATGCGCCAATGTGTACATAAATGGCGATACTAACGAGGTTGCTATATATGAACATAGTGAACAAGACTTACGAGATGGTTATGAAATGTTCTTATGCTTATTGCGTATTTATCGTTTAAAGAATAAACTTGTGTAATGAAAAGGCTTAATCCAAAAACAAATCAAGAGTTTAAAAGAGGCGATACCAGAGATGATGGGTATTGTTTTTTAACCTATTTGTATCGTGTAAAAAAAGATGGTTTTTACAGAGAAGCGTGGACTAAGCCTGAATTGTTTGAAAAAAGCAAATTGCAACAAAAATTAGGGTCTGTTGAACATAATAGAAAAAATCAATCAAATCCTGTATTTAGAGCAAAGTGCATGGTAAATGCAGCAAAAACTAGATGTAAAAAATATGGTGGTGAAGTAACCGTAACATGGGAATGGATTGCAGAAAAAATTAAAAATGGCAAATGTGAATTAACAGGTTTGCCTTTTGATTTGTCTGGCGTAAAAAATAAAGGCAAAAATCCATTTTCACCATCTATAGATAGAATTGACCCAAACAATAAAAATTATGAAGTTGGGAATGTAAGAATAATTTTGCAATCATTAAATATGGCTTTAAGCAATTATGGCGTTGAGCATTTACTTTTTATAACAGATGCTTTACGAAATAAGTTAAACTAACTACGAGGCGGCAGGTGGATTTCCCCTTTCCAACCGCACACATCACGGAGTGTCCTGCCCCTCACCTTTTTCTATGGGCGAAAGTGTAAAGAAACGAGTAGCCCACCCTATTAGGGCGTTAAGCCGCCAATGTAGGATGCAGTAATTGGGTAGTTTTGCGGCTTTCTGGCCCATTGATAGCAACTGCCAAATACAGCCCTGTTGTTTTTTGTACACATTAGGGTTTGTCATTAGTGACATTGCCTGCCATTTCAAACAAACTATGATTGTTGTTTACATAAGGGGAAATTATGAAAGAGCATCAGTTATTTTCAATTTATTGCGGTGACACACTTATTGATGTTTGGGGTGAGGCCATGTCTATGGATGACATTACCGACTACCGCATAGCCGACACCGATATTAGCGTTTTAGAAATGATTTTAGAGCTTGACAAAGAAGGCAAGTTTGAGCAATCAGTCCATGAGCGTATGTATGAGGTGCGCAATGCGTGAACCATGCCCATGCGATAAATGCGAACTTAAATACAAGTGCGAAGAAGATGAAATGGCCTGTAGAGCCTTTGCATACTTTGTGCGGTATGGCAGTTTTGAAGATTACACAGTTCGTATGCCTGATAAGCAGTTATTCACTAAAATATTTTATGAGGATGACAAGGACTTAAAAAACTACCTTGTGTCGCTAAAAATAAAAGACCAAATGCAACTATTTTGAGGCAGCCATGAATGAACCTAAAACATTAAGAGAAATTGGGCTAGAACTAGGAATTAGCCACCAAGCGGTAACTGAAATATTAGAAAGAGCATTAAAAAAAATGCGTAAAGTATTGAAAGATAGAGGAATTAGGCTGGAGGACTTAGTGTGAACAATGAACCAGTAGCGTGGATTGCAGTAGGAGACAACACAAGCGTATTTTTTGACTTAGATTGCGCTTTGGCTATTGATGACAACCCAACCCCACTCTACACCCATCCAGCAAAGACACTAACAGATGAGGAAATAGATTACATTACAAAAAAGTATTTTGACATCCATCCTGAAGCAAAACTATCGGAACAATTCAGAATTAAATTGTATGAGTTAGAAGATTTTGCTAGAGCAATACTAAGAAAGGCACAAGAGAAATGATTGCAACAATGTTTTTATTTTTATTGCTAGTTATAGTTATTTTATATGCGTTGCATCATGCTTTAGAAGATTATTGGAAATAGGGGAAACTATGAGTACAAGAAGTTTTGGAATGGTTGGTAAAAGCTATAAAACGGCTTCAGAGGCGTTTAAAGACGCTGACTATGCCACAGGTATAGAGATGCCACAAAAAGCCGAATACGACCATTTATGGGCTGTTTTTGGCGCTATTACAGCGTTAGTTCTAGTTGTGTGGCTAGTTAGCCGTTTTTAATCATTTGCAACGCTTCTTGTTCTTCCCTATCTACTCGTGCCAACCAACCACGACCAAAGGTAGGGAAAGTTTTTAATGAGCGATAGTATTGTCTGCGAGCATCTGAGAATTGAGTGATAAGAGTTGCAATATTACTGTTTCGAATTTGCTCTCTTGTTCTAGGGCCAATAATTCCGTCAGGTACGCATCCAATAGACTGTTGAAGCAATTTAACACTCCGACCTGGCCCTGCGTTAACTCCAAAGGAAAATACAACAAAGTTGAGTCCCCTAGGCAATACTTCCGCATAACAAGGCCTCCAATATTTTTGTTCATACAAAGGTGCTACATCGGTTTCTGTAAGGTTTTTCATGGTAGATACAGGATGACCTACCCATTCTTCCCAAACACGCTTGGTAACGCCTAAATTAGTTTCTCCACCTGGGTCGTCTTTGTGATTAACCCATCCACCTTCAAACTTTAATACCAAATCAAGACACTCTTTAAAGTCGCTCATTTAATACCCATTTGTGCGTTTAGCCACTCTTGTAAACTGACTAATTGTTGGGTTGTTTCGGCACATTTAACAAGTAAGCCGTTGGCGGTGAAATCATCAATATTGAGGGCGGTGTTGCCATTGGCGGGCAATTTGCTGGTATTGGGCTGGCGCACGCCGTTAGCATAATAGTTACGCAATAGATTAAGTTTAGCTTCATATTCTTTTTCTATTCCTTTAGTTGTAATTTCTTGTTGTTTCTTAATTGATTCCACATGGGCTTCTTGTGCTTTGGCGGCATTTTCTACTTCTACTTTGTATTCTTTAAAGTCACGGTTACGCAAACCCCATCCAGAGGCAAAGGCTGTAATTAATAAAAAAGCAGCAATACCTAGTTTTGCATAATCAATCATCTAAATCCTGATATACGAGGTGAAAACACAAAAGTTGCTTGGTATGGATTTGGTTTGGGGTCTATATTAGGGTCTGCTAAAGCAAAAACATTATGCCCAAAATTACAATAGATACACCGATTAAATCCGATTGGGAATACCCAACGGAACTGAAATAGATTATTAGCAGTAACAAAACACCAACCAGCTTTAGCGTTATCGTTATCTTTAATTGAAATATCGCCAGCCACAGTAACTTTATATGGTGCAAAAAGGTATTTAAGTGCAAAAGAATAAGCAGGATTACGACAGAGCCACTTAACTTTACTAAAATATCCTTTTCCATTAATTCTTTCAAAAGTTGCATCACCATCTAAAGTGTTGTCAGGAGTCATAAACCAGTTAAGGCATGAAGGCAACACAGGGCCTATAGCTTTATAATAATGATTATCACACCACCACAACTTTTGTACTGCAAATAAAGGCAATACAGGGGCTAAAATTAGCCCTATAAGTGTTAAAACAAGACTAATTGGTACTAGCCATATGTAAATGATATAAATCATTCTGGGAATTTTTTAGCCAAATAATCTTCAAAAAGCATAATTGCACGACTACCCATGTGACCTGAAACACCAACAAAAGCCGCAGTAATTAATGGGGAAATGTTAGCGTTTTCGCATAACCAAAAAGTAATAACGCCAGCAAAAGCAGAAGTAGCAATTTCACCCATAAATTCAGCAATATTAAAAGCCCTTGCGTGACCCTTTTTAACTTTGTTCATAAAACTAATAAAACCACCTAAAGATGAAAGTCCAAAGACCCATAAATAAGTAAGAAATGAATAAGATGTAGGGTCTTTTTCTAACATTTTATGCTTTCTTTTTAACAGTTTTAATAGTTTTTTTTGCTACTTTTTTGGCAACAGTTTTTTTAATTGGCCTTTCGCACTCAGGCGCAACATAGTCTTGTTGTGTGGCAGGAAAAGGCCAAGAAGTATCTACAGATACCTTTGGCATATATCCTAATTTGTCAAAAACCCATGAAATGATAAACATATTAAGTCTTAATAATAAAGTTGATACCAAGGTATGGAGGCAGGTTAGCGTTTGTACCACTTACACCAGTAGTGTTTACAGTAATACCTGTTGTTGCTGTGCCAGTATTTGTAACATCCTGTCTTGTAAATCCACCGCCAGAATAGTTAGCGCTATCAGCAACAGTTGAACCATTTGAGTGTGCGTGTCCAGGGTCTGTAATTGTATGAGTATGGCTTACAACTACCGCATCAGCAGAACCACCTGTAGCGCCAATGGTCGTGCCGTATGGCATACGATTAGTATAGTTTGGCAAATTAAATGTAGTAGAGCCGTCACCAGAGCCAAAAGTAGTGCCAACAATCGCAAACAAAGCAGCGTAAGTAGTACGAGAAACTGCAGCGCCAGCACACAACAAATATCCAGTAGGAGCAGAAGTTGTAGGCCACATTTGAATAGAGCCAGTTTTTACTTGATAAATGGCATCAATTTCGGCTTGAAGAATAGCTACTTCTGCGGCTAAATTAGTGTCTACATAAGTTTTATTAGTAGCATCTTGATTAGAAATAGGTGTTGCCACATTGATAATTAGATTATCAGTCATATTCAATGTGCCTGACATTGGTGTTTGACCATCAGAAGCTATTGAGCCTGTAAGGGCAGAAGCAATATCTGACAATGTGTTATTAGCCCATGTAGAGCTAATCGTTGTACCTGAAACTACTGGATTACCAGCAGGTAGGTTATATGTACCGCTACCGTTTCTACTCATTTGTTGCTCCTTGTGCGCCACGAATTAACAATAATTGGGCAAGTCTTTTTTGTTCATCAGTTAAGTTTGCAGATGGCATTTTACTAGCTATTTTCCCAGCGCCATAAGCACCAAGACCTACTGCTCTTGGACTAGTTAATGGCAACAACGCTGCGGCCCCTGGGTTTACCGTCAATGCTCCAGTAGCTCCAATTCCTAATGCTGTTCCTTGTCCAGCTAACCCTCTTGGAGTCCAAGAAGAAAGCGCTTGACCTGATAAAGCAGGCATTAAATCGCCACCGCCTTGTTTTGACAATTCATTTGCCAATTCTTTTCTGTAAGCAAAACTAGTATTAGCATTATTACGAGTTAAAGATTGCAATTTACGAATAGCTGTATCCGCAGATGCTCTGTCACCCAAAGATAAGGCTCTTTCAATTTCACGCTCTAGTGTTATAGATTCTTCATACGCTTTCATTGTTTTAGCGTAATTTTTATCTTGATTAACAATTGTGTCTTTTACTGCATTGCGAACTGAAGTAATTGCTCTTTGTGCTTGGCGCTGCATAGGGCTTTCAGGATATAAAGCGTCTAAACGCTGTTTTAAAGCGTCTAATCCTTCGGATGTATGCAATGTTGGGTCTTTTTTCCATTCATTAACAATTGACTCTAATTCTTTAACTTTGGTCAATTCTTCTTTGCCAATTTTAAATTTGCTAGTAGTTGATGTTTCAACTTTTAAAGATTGTATGGTTTCATCCAATTTGTCTGCAATTGGAGCAAAATTTAAACGCTTCATTGGTGTAGGCAATGCTTGACCTGCAACAATTTCTTGGTTTGGCATTGTTGTTTTAATGCCTTCTTTGTAACCAGCTAAACGATTTGCACGAATATTAGCCAATGCTTGTTTTGCTTCATCCAGAACTTCAACAGTTGGCACTTCGCCTTTAAGGTTCTGTAAAAATGTTTGATTGCCTGTTTTGCCAGCTTGATATGCTTGACCAATGGCTTCTTCTCCTGCGCCAGTAGTCATTCCTAAGCCTCTGCGCAAGCCGCTAGCAAGCGCTTTACCGCCAGAAGTAATTGCGCTAGGAATAGTGCCTAATAAAGCATTTACAGGGGCTTCAGCGCCCTTTTGTGCATAGAAATTTACACCTGTTTTACCTTGTTCTTCTGGTATTAATGCACCCTGAACTACAGAACCACCAATATTTTGAAGAACAGGAGCAGCTTTTGCAAAACTAGGAATTGCGCCAATAGCTTTAGATATTCCTGCTGCAGGAGCAACAGCACCAGCAACTTGACCAGCTAAATAACTACTTGGGTTAGCTTCTTGATATGGCTTTGCTTCTTGTGCAAATTTTTGAGCAGTTTGGCTGCCTAAATTACCGCCTGTGGCTAATTGTGCTGCCCCTACTGGTACATCTACCATAGACTTTGTAAAAGCTGCCATAGCAGACTCTAAAGGCCTTGGTTGCGCTTGCACATTTAATTGCCCACGATTAATTGGGCGACCTAAAGCAGCGCCACCACCAGTTTCTCCAAATTGACCGCTAGAAGCAGGTGTTGGAGTGATTTCTTGAGGTTTATACAGTTGTTGTGCTTGAGCAATAACATCTGCCTGAGAAGCGCCAGCAGGGCCTTCTAAGGTAATTGTTTTGCCATCAGGTGCTTGGACTGTATATTGAGCCATTATTTAACTCCAATAACAGACCATCCTGATTGCGCAGGAGCAGCTGGATTAGCTTGTGGTGCAGCAGGCGGCATTGCTTGCGCACCCATTTGTGTTCCCATTGGGCCAGCAGCCATACCAATATCACGCTCTGCTTGCGCTCTCATTCGAGCTTTTTGTGCAATTTGTTCTGGTTTATCACCAAACTCAGGGAAATAAGTTTTTCTATTTGCTTCAACTTCGTGAGCATTAGTGCCAGCACCAGTTTTAAAACGCAAATAAGCTTCAGTCCATTGGTTTTGTGCTTGTTTTGCTTGTTGCGCAGCAGCAGGTGTAATCGCATTAAATATGCCGCCAGCTAAATTTGTAGCCACTTGTGCTGTAGGACTGTTAGGATTAAAACCTTTTCCATATACATCATTTAACTCATTGGAAGCGCCTACCATTTGACTACGGAAAACAGAAGCTTTAGCTTGTGATTCTGTTTGATTTCCTTTGCCCATAACTGGCTGACCGCCAGCCATAACAGGAGTTGTTGCACCTGTTCGTGTGTTTACAAGCATTACTCCATTAGGAGTTTCGACCACTTGACCAGCAGGTGCATTAACTTCTTTTTTAAGTTCACGCTGAAAATCAAGCAATGAACCTTTAAATCCTTGAGATTTTGCAAGGTCATATTCTTGCATTGTTGCTGTAGGTGTTGCTGCTTTAGGGATAACATTTCCAACAAGAGCAGGGATAAATTCTTTGCCAGCGCCATATTGAGAAGAAGTTGCAAGACCTAATGCACCTTTTGTGTCGCCTGAATTAAGTTTTTCCATAATAGCTGTTTGCTCTGCGTTTCTGCCTTCACGCAATTGTTTTGCTAATTCAGCGGCTTTAGTATCAGCTTTTTCGCCAATATATTTAGAAGCCATAATGTTAGCTAAAGGTACTAATTGTTGCGCCCAAGAAGGAGCAACATAACGGCCACTAATCATTTGACCTTGTGGTTGTGCGCTTTGCTGCATCAACATATTTGCCATTTGTTGTTGGCGGTTTAGTTGTTGTTGTTGAGCAAATTGTTCTGGGGTTAATGTCCCAGCTTGTGCTAAGTTATATGCGTCTGCCATATTATTCTCCGTAATTACCCCAGCCATTTTTGCCAGTATAGTAATCGCTCATTGGATTCCAAGTGTTGCTACCTAATTGACTGATTTCAGCCTTCATTTCAGGGCTTTGTTGTGTGCCAAAGTAGTTTGCTGCTCTGTCAGCAAAAGAAGCGCCAGCTTGAGGTTGTTTGTTTCTCAAAGCCATAGCCATAGCCATAGGGTTCATACCACTTCCACCGCCACCAACACCGCTAGCTTGATTAACTAATTGATTTTGTTGAGCAATCATGGCATTTTGATTAGCCTGTTGCTGTGCAATATTCTGAAATACAGGGTTTAAGCCTTGTTGGTCTAAGCCTTGTGCTTGCATAATATACGGATTGTTTTGTGCGTATGGGTTCATAATCGCCTAATCAAAGGAAGTTTGTCAAAAAATACATATAAGTGCCGCCAGTTTCCTGTGTTAATAACATCAGCTTCTGAAGGAAAAAACTCGACAGCATCACAATGACTAAACCCACAATCGGCTTTAATTCTTTGCAAGTCATCCCATTTTATTCCATCTTTACCATCTTTTCTACAAATATCAAGTCTTAACGAAACCTTGTCTTGAAACCCATAAACCTTATATTCTTCGTTTTCCCATACTGCTACGCTAGGCTCTCCAAAATAAGACCATGCACTTTCATTTACTGGTGTCATTAAAACGCCATCATTGCCGCACCGCCTAAACCTAATAATCCACTCGTCAAATTGCTGCTTGAGGCTTGAGAAGCGTTATTAGCCGCTGTGTTGTAGTTACCTTGAGCAGTTGCCGCACCTAACAAGTCTGCGCCTTGTGTAGTAGCTTGCTGTGCAATGTTATTGACAAAGTTAGGGCTACTTACCTGTGCGCCTGTACGCACCGCATTGAGTGTATTAATAGGCTCATTACGCATATATCCAGCTTGCTGGAATCCTTGCTGATTTGCTGCCAAACCAGTTTGAGTTCCTTGCACTACAGCGCTTGTCATTAAATCGTTTTCACGCTGATTTTGCTGTGTCATAGCACGGTTATAAGCCTCAGTACCAGGCACTACGCCTTGATTGGCTAATTGCGCTTGCAAAGCTTCACGACCTTGAGCAATCTGCGGTTGCAATCTACGCATGATGGAATCTTGCATAGTTTCGCCAGGATTAATGCCTGTTTGAGCCAAATTACTTGTATCAAAAGGCTTATTAAGCATTTCTTCTACATACCCAAGACCTTTTCCAGCCAAATTGCCCAAACCAAGGCTAGTTTGGTTTTGAATGTCTAAAAGCTGTTGCTGTTCAGGAGCAAGTGTTTGTTTGGCTGACCATGTAGGATTGCCATAAATATCCCATTGTGATTCAGGATTAATGGAATATTCAAGATTTCCATAAGGCGTGTATTGGTTTACACGATTAGCAGCTACAGCTGTACGAGCAGCATCTAAGTTACTTTGTGCGGTAGCTTGTGCTGCGCCAGTATAGTCAGGAGCAGGAGCGCCACCACCTTTGCCGCCTCCAAAGGGTGTGCGTTTGCCTTCAAAAGTCCAACCGCTATGCTTGCTCTTTAATATGCTCATTTTTGCGTTCCTTAATCCATCTACAATCAGCTTTGTTCATTTCAAAAACTACTAAATCACCGTCATCATCGTGCATTTCTACAAACCGCTTAACTTCTGTAAAACCTAGCTTTTGGTCATATTCCATAGCTTTTGTGTTTTTACTATTTACTATTCCAAATACTTTTTTAAGCCCACATTTATTAAAAGGGTAATCAAATGCCGATTTTAACAACTCTTTTGGTGTATAACCACCTTTTAAATTGACCATGTGCATCTGACAAGTCTTACCAATAAAAGCGGTATATCCAATTACCCATTCAATTTGTTTGTCATTGTTAGCCCAAAAAATAGCCTGTAAATCTCCGCAAGGCTGTACGCCAATTTCATTAAATAATATCTGTATTGCAATATTCTTTAATTCTGGTGTATTTGCCGAAACAAGCATTTACAGTACGCCTCCTCGTTCCATTACATAATCAGTTGAAGCCCAATGCAATTCTATATCTCTTGACGCTACATTAATATTAATCGAACCTGTAAATCCTAGCCCAGAAACACCTTGCCATATTTTGGTTGTAACTAGACCGCCAGCCCAAATATTGTTATCCCATGTAGCAACATCCCATGATGAGGCTGTAAATAAGCTAGGGTTAAAGGAAACAGCGCCTAATTGGCTTTGAGTGTCAAAATCCACGCTAATACCGCATACTACTGAAGGAATACCGCCAGCAGACTGCAATATTGGGCGAACCATAGTAAAGCGCTTTAGCTGACCTGGGCTTTCAAAATAACTATAAGCTTGTTGTGCTGTAGCGGTAATGTTTGCACCATCGTCAGAGGTAGCATCGTAAAAAGTGCCTACAAATCCATCTGAACCAAAGTGCATATCTGCATCGCCTGATACTTCCCAGCAATACGCTTGAATACCTGTAAACCTAGCCCATGCTTTAGTAATGGTATGCATTACAAACTGTTCCATGCCAGCATTGGTAGGAATAGACAAAATAAGCATATTTTCAGAGGCGTAATAATTAATTTGCCATCCAAAATTAGCGTAGTAAGTAGTTGCGGCTTGGCTTACAGCGTAGTAAATCTTATCTGTAAGGTTAATTCTAGGGTCTAGGCGGCTAGATTGTAGTGCAGAGGCAAGAGGCACTAAACCGTCTTGAGTAAGCAATAGAAGGTCGCCAGCCCATTTAAAGAAGCATCTACGACTAAAGGTTTGACCTAATTGCCATACGCCTTTAAGAAGCCATTTGTCAGCAATATCAGGGTCAGTACCGTTATAAACAATAACCTCGCCCATACTGGTTACAAATACAGCATAGTCGTCAGCGCCTTGACCAGCATCAAGTGTCCATGTACCCATTGCTTGTAAATAACCAGCATTACGAGCAATACCACCAAAATAAAGCGGTGAAGCAGGCCCACCAAGAGCATCTACATCAAGATACCAGCAAGTCATGCTGTCTTTTTCGGTGAAATATAGACGGTTTTTAAACAAATTCACATTAATAAATTTGCTTGAATCTACGCCTGTAATACCAATAACTGTGTATGAGCCTACTACAGTAGCGTTAGCCGCTGGAGTGGTTGCCATTGTGTAAGTAAAGGTGCTTGCGCCCGTCTTTGTAATGACATAAGTGCCGTTGTATTCGCTAGAACTAGCACCGCTAATAGTAACCCTGTTGCCTGTAATTAAGCCATGTGGTGCTGCGGTAGTTAAAGTAGCTGTTGTGCCAGAACGAGTAATACTGCTAATTGTTTGTGCAGTATCGGTAGTGGCTATAAAAAACCAGTTATCCCCATCGTAAACCATTGTTGGGTCTTGACCATTACAAGCTACTAAAAAGTGACCTGCTTGGTTGGTTAAGTTTACAAACTGAAATTTATCGTCAGTAATGCCGCTAAAAACCTCTACTGCTGTTTGGTTTTTTACATCATATATTTTTGTGCCAGCAAAGCCAAATATGTCATACCCATCAACTGTTGTGTAGTTTGTTACTGTGTTTATAGGGGTTGTTAAGCCTATGGTGTAAGCGCCAACCACAGTAGCGTTTGAATTAACAACCGCTAAAAGGTCGTATGTAAAAGTATTTGCTCCAGTTACAGTAATTTCAAAAACACCGTTATAAGCCGATGGGGTAGCGCCAGTTATAGATACATATTGACCAGTTGTAAGACCATGCGCTGAAGCTGTAGTTAAAGTAGCAACCAATCCAGCATAAGTAATGCTAGAAATGGTTTGAACACCTGTTGAGGTGGTTAATGTAGATATTCTTGTAAAACCCTTACGCAATGTCACATCGGTAGGGGTGGGAAACCAGTTTACAAGCTGAACCGCATCAGTTGGACTCATGTTTGCAAGGGAATCCCTAGCGTTCCACCCACCAATAGGGGATGGCACAGAAGTAGTTACAGCGCTACGCTTTTGTGCTATTGCCATAGTTAGCTTCCATAGCCAGTATCAGGGATATTAGCGTAGCCAATAAGAACCTTAGATGGGTAAGGAGCAAATGATAAGTTTGGAGCGCCTTTATCATTGGATTTAGCAACAGACAAGTAACGCATATAATCTTGCATCAATGCTGTTGTATCAAAGTTTTTAACTTGGAAATACTTTAGCTTTGTAGCTAAAACAATAATACGGTCATCAAATACGGTTGTGTCGCTATCAGCAGTAAAGCTGGTTTTTACTTCGCCTGTGGCGCTTCTAGCCCAACCTTTAGAACGGTATTCCCAACCAATATATTCGTTGGTATTCATTGGAGGCCATACTTGAAATTGATTGTCCAAAATACGCCAGCGAATACGAGGGCCAGTTGAAATATAACCAGACTTTAGCCATTGCCATTGTTGAGCATCTTCAGGGCCTAAAGCTTCCCAATGCTTAGTCTTATCCCATTGAGTGCGGTCTGTAATAGCCTCAAAATCAAATGGTAAATCGTATGCAGTTTGCGCCAATACAATAGCGCCATTACCGCTTCCTGAAGCCATTTGGCTCATAACAATATCTTGACCAGAAACGCTTACAACTTGGGTGTCTTGGTTAATGTTATAACCTGTAATACCCCATTGGCTATCTACAGCAGTAATGTCCACCCCTGGGTCTACCACAAGGGTAGTAGAACCATTTACAGAGGTGGCATTACAGTTAATAGCCTGTGTGTAAAAACGATATTGAACTTGTAAAGCTTGCCAGTCGTGTTCTTTGACCAAATTATAGCCTGAGCCATTCATTAGAGCCAGAATTTGCTGCACATCTTGTGATGTATTACCAATCACATAGGTAGGCACAGCCAAGTTTAACTCGGCTGCGGTTTGCTGAACCAGCTGCAACATCGTTTGGGACATATTAGGCCTCTACTACTTTCGGTTTACGGTTTTTGGGGGTCTTTTCCGCAACAGCCGCAAGTATCGCTGACATCTGCTCTTGCATAGCAGCCAGCTTCGCCTCTGTTTCTGCCTTTATTTTAGCATTTTCTTCCTTTAATGCTTGCAATTCTTGCTCTCTTTGTGCAACTTCTGCAGAATCGTTAGCTAAATTAAGGAAAGCCTTGGCTTTTTCACGGAAAGAATGAGGGGACATCCCTGCAATCATGCCAATACGCTGTAATTGTTGGTCAGAACAGTTAGCAATATCTTCTACTGTACGGAATTTAATACCTTTTAACTCTTCTGCTTGGCTACGGCTAATTAAAGTCCATTGCTCTACAGGAGTGCCAATAATCTGCTCTTGGCTACCTACTTGATTCTGATAATGCGCCCATTGGCGTGGAAAACGAGCCTTATGGGAGTCGTTTGCATAAGTGTCAATTTCAGTTAAATTGTCGCCTGGTACGCAAATCCGTACGAAATCAAATTCTTTAAAAATCGGTCTGCCAGCAGCAATAGACTCATCTTCTTGCTTTACTGACCGTTTATAGAATGTGACTGCTAATCTTGAATCTGCATTTCCTTCATCGGATGGAAGCATTGCCATTGTAAATCTCCTTAAGTGGTTAAGGTACTACGGTTAAAAAAAGAAAGGGACTCCCCTTGTGAGGGAATCCCTATGGTACTACTTAATCTTCAATTTGATTAAACTGAAGCCTTACTGAACCAGCCATAATCACCAGAAGCCATAGCTGTAGTTGGGCCAGCATAAGTGCCAGCAGAACCAGTTGCTACGAAAGTTGTGGTGTTGATAGAGCAGGTTGCTGTTGAAGCTGCAATAGCCTCGCCAGCTTGTGCGAACACATAACGCTTGCCATCTGAACCAAATGTTTCAGCGCCCAAAGGGCCGAATGTTGGTACACCAGCATTGGTTGTTTGCAGACTAACTAAATCTACGCCTGCGATAGGGAGTACGGTAAATGCCATGATAATTTCCTTTAATTGAGTAAATAGACAAAATTAAATAGGGGTTTCCCCCTATCTATTAGGTTGTCAACAAGCCTTGTAGGAAGCTGTTAGAAGTTGTCAAGTTACCAGCCCAACCGTAGAGCTTCACGATTGCGTCTTGGTTAATTGCTTGACGCTCGCCACCAATAGGTACAAAGTTACGCTCTTTGTGTGGGCGTAAGAAGATGTAGTTGGTGTTCAACAAGTACATGTATGTAGCTGTTTCTTGTGAGCCATAACCGCCACCCAATACCACATCAGCAGATGTACCGCCACCGTAGAACTTGAGGGAAGCAAAGCCAGAAGCACCAGACTCTTCAGAAGCGATACGCTGAATAGCTTGCAATGCGCCAACATAATATTGGTACATTGTGTTGCCAGCAACGATAAGGTCAGCCTTGTCTGTTCCACGAATTTGCTTGATAGCAGCTTCTGTCATCTTAGCCAAGATGTTTACAGATGTAGCGCCTGTAGTTACTTGGTTTTGCCAGAATGTCCAGTTAGCACGGTTAATACCACCGTATGTACCTGTTGTTGGAGTAGCAGAAACAGCAGCAGCCAAACCGTCAAGGTTCTTACCACCGTTACCAGTACCATCACCGTACAAGTCACCAGAAATGCGGTTCAACAAACGAGCTTCAGAAACTTGCATACGACCATCTAACA